ACATGGATGACGCTGTGTTTTCAGCCGCGATCAAACAGCACGTCAAAGCCAGCAAATGGTTTCCCAAGCCGGCAGAAATTTTCGAGATCGCTCGCAAGTGGGAAGACGTTGCCGACGGCGGCGATGACTGGGTCGCAGCATGGGCTGCTGTGAAATCAGCGATCAGCCGCTACGGCGCATGGGGAACGACGGAGGAGATTTCGCGCTACATCGGAGAGAAGCTCCCTGCTTCGATGGCCGATGACACGCGCGCGCTGGTTCAGCGTTTCGGATGGCGCGAATTGTGCGGAATGGAGATCGACCAGGAATCTACCTGGCGCGCGCAATTCCGCGATGCATACACGCGCATCCGCACGACGCGCATTGAGCGACAGCGCATGCCCAGCGACGTGCAAGCGCTCATCGCGGACATGGCGCGCAAAATGAACGCGAATCGCCTGTCCGCTCCGAAGAAGAGCGAGGATGGTGCAGCATGAGCGATGAACCAAAGAAAGACCTGAAGCAGCTTCACGCAGACAATGACAAGCGCGCGGCTGCAGAATCCGCGATGATCAAGGCGGATATTCGCAATGGCGGGATGATCGACATGGCGCACGACATCGGCGCAATCACCCCATCAACGGCCGAGCGGTGTGCGCATCACGGAGTGGGTAGAGCGCAGGATGTATGAGGTGCAGCATGAGCGATGAACCGAAAAAGGACCTGAAGCAATTTCGCGCGGACAACGACAAGCGCGCGGCGGCGGAGTCCGCGATGATTAAGGCCGACATCCGCAAACGACTTTCGCGCATCCTCCAGCGCATGAAGGACGCCGGCGAAGTCGCTCAGCATGTCACGCTCGATGACCTGCTGCGAGACAGGATGCCATGAGCATCACACGCGCACTTGCACGCGCGTTCCTTTTTGGCGCGCTGGAGCACCTGCGTGAAATCGCGCATGCGCTCCAGCGCGATCAGGAAAGCGCCTATCTGTTCGCGCTCGAAGCAGCTCGAGCGCACGGCATTGTTTCGGCATACGTTGCAACGGGGATCATCAGCCAGGCATCGGGAATGCGATGCCGCGCGATGATCGCGCACTACACAAGATTGATATGAGCACACGAGGATATAGATTTTTTTGGACGGACGAACGGATCGCGGAATTGATCGAGCTGGCAAAACAGCCGGGCAAAACGCTGAAGGACCTGGCGAAACACTATCACGTGAGCGCGGATGCAATTGCGTATGTCCTTCGTCGTGAAGGCAGGCACTTTGAGCTGTCTGGTCTGCGGAGAGAATGGCGGCGTGCCCAGGTGCGTGAACGATACCGGCGCGAGATACCGCGGCTCATGCTCGAATGCCGCGGGATTCAGAAATGCGTAGCAAAAAAGCTTCATCTGGCGGAAGTGACGGTTCAGCATCTCATGGCCGAGCTTTTCACGCATGAGGAGCGTTTGGCGATGATGCCCAAACGCGGATGTTTGGTGTGCGGGAAGCCGATCGAAAGTACGCATTGGCGCACGATCCTCTGTAGCCAGCAATGCAGGATTGAGCGGCATAGGCAATCGGCGAAACGCATCCGCGAGCAGAACGGACATGGGTGGATGCTGTGGAAGCAGCGCGACGCCGAAATGATGCACGCTGCGATCCTGCGCAATGGCGGATCGTGCACCGCGATTGCGAAAGAATTCGGAGCAACGCGCTATTCGGTGTCAAACGCCATCCGCCGCTGGGGACTGGGCGCTGTCGCAGAGCAGGCGCGCAAAGAAAAATACGAAGCGCGCGTGCAAACGGCGGCGGAACTGTTGCGCAGCGGAGCGACGATGGCGCAGACCGCGCGGGATATCGGGATGAACGAAGAGGACTTGTCTCGCATCATTCATGAGCGCTATGCGGACATCGCAGGCGTGAATCGATGCAAAAACTGCGGACAGCATTTCAAGCGCGATCGCGCTCAGGCGCGACATTGTTCTGACGCATGCGCGCGCGCAGCACGGCAAACGCGTGAAAAGCGCGCCGACAAAAAATACAAAATGAAGCGCGCGCTCCAGCGCCAAGCGCAGCGCAAAGAACAACAGCGTCGTTCCGCGGATGCTTCATCGATCATTGCTGGTCGAATTCAACAGATTCAATCGTCTACACATTTATGATCCTGTCCGACAAATCCATCATTCACAAAATGGCGCATCGCATCAGCCCGTTTCACGATCAGCAGATGCGCGTAATCGAAGATCGCAGGTGCATCAGTTACGGCCTGTCCAGCGCCGGGTATGACGTGCGCATGGGGCGCAGCATCATGACGCAGATTCCAGGCGGGATCGTCGATCCGATGATCGGCGAATCCCCCTGGCGCGCTCAGCGCATCAACGGGATCGACGGCGCATATGTACTCACGCCGGGTGAATGCATTCTCGCGGTCACGATGGAGCTCATCGACATGCCCGATGACGTGATGGCTCTGTGCATCGGGAAGTCGACGTATGCGCGATGCGGTCTGCTCGTGAACGCAACACCGATCGAACCGGGATGGCGCGGATTCGTGACGCTGGAGCTCAGCAACGTATCTCGGCTTCCGATTCGCATCTACGCAGAACAGGGAATCGCGCAGCTCGTGTTTTTTGAGATCGACGCAACGCCGCTCGTCACATACAATGCTCGCGGCGGCAAATATCAGGATCAACCGGCCGCACCTGTTCCGCCGAAGTTGTAACCACAAAGGATTTACATGTATCAGAAACTAATCGTAGTTGGAAGGCTTTCGCGCGATGGAGAAATGAAATTTCTCCCGAACGGCGATCCTACGCTTTCGTTCAGCATGGCCACGGATCGCACGTGGAACGACAAAGGCGGACAGCGCCAGAAAGAAACGACCTGGTGGCGCGTGACGATCTTCGGGAAGATCGCTCAGTCGTTGAATGAATATCTCGTCAAGGGAGCGACCGTTGCAGTCGAGGGCAGGCTGCGCGTTGACCCAAAATCCGGAGGGCCGGTCGTCTACCAGAAGCGCGATGGCACGCATACCGCATCGTTTGAAATCCTCGCCGACCAGATCAGACTTGTTCATTCGCCCAAATGGTCAACGGCTGGCAGTGACACTGGAGGGTCGAGCTATGCCGAAGACGTCCCTTTTTGACCGAGAATACAACCCGCTCAATGGCGGCAGCCTGAAGCTCATTGACCTGATGCCACACCCGTCGCGTGGCGTTAGCGCCGATCTCGCTGTTGTTAACGCTGCGCGCGTGTCATTTCTCGGTGATAGCAAGGGCGACATGAAGGACAAGAAGCTGCTGCGATACTTGATGCAGAATCGGCACACGTCGCCGTTCGAGCAGGTCATCTTCAAATTCCGCGTGCAAGCTCCGCTCGTCACCTGGTGGCAGTGGGTGCGCCATCGCACGTTCAATATGAACGCCCAGAGCGGGCGCTACACTGAGTTCGAAGAGAACGACTTTTACGTACCCGACGTCTGGCGACGGCAGTCCCCTTCGAACAAGCAGGCCAGCCTGGGGCAGGTTTCGGACGAAGACGGGCAGGCGCTCACGGCTGCGTTGCTGGAACATTACGCACGCAGCTACGCACTCTACGAAGACGCCATCGCCAAAGGCGTCGCCCGCGAACTCGCGCGCGCGTTCCTGCCGGGGTTTTCCGTCTACTACACGTGGGTGGTCAAGGTCGACGCCCACAACATGATGCATTTCCTGAAACTACGCATGGCCGAGGAAGCACAGCACGAAATTCGTGTCTACGCTGAGGCGATTTACCGGGACTTCTTCAAGCCGTTGCTGCCGTGGACGGCGGAGGCATTCGAGAAGTATGTGCTGGGGAAAGAGGAGTAGATAGTAGATAGTGGATAGTGCACTATCTACTATCTACTATCCACTATTTTCTACTCTCAGTAGTACAAACCCCAGTTCGCCGCGGCCTGATCTTCCATCATCGACGGCTCCCAGACCTCCAGGCCCATCGTCACCTTCGTCACGCGCAGGGCAGTCTCCTGGGCTTTCTGCTTGACCTGCTCGACCA